CCCTCGTGGGCCTACCCAAGGTGAATACTTCACCGTAAACTATATATGAAACAGCAGACTTACCAACAGCCAACTATCGGTCCATGGACTGTGGTCCCCGTTAACTACGGTGGCCTCAATCCAGCAACCGTCAGTGTATCCATTCCGGGTTTTGAAAACTCGGTTGAATTCATCGACGGTTTCAATGGACGCGGTGCTTGGCATACAGTTCATCACGCAAAACGCGTAGTGACTGTACCAAGGTCCACTCTTACCGTGGAGCAAAACCTCGAAGGAGGCTATGCAACATGGTCAGATATGCCCTTGATTGGTGAGTACAATGCATTCGCGTCGTCAGCCAGTTTCGGTTCCGCACCGTTTTTTCAAACGGGGCGAGACCTTGCTGTCTATTACGATACGCTAGTGCCTTTCGCGCAACGACAAGTTTTTGTCGATGCGCGAGTGAAGGACCGCTGTCAGAAAACGTTACAAGCGATGTTGCCGGGGATTCGTCCCCAGCTTTCGCTCGTGAATGATCTGATAGAACTTAAAGACTTACCGTCTTTAATTACTTCGCTGAACCGTATCCGCGCCTTTGAAGCAAACTTCAATTTAGGCCGGTGGTCTCAGCCGATTCGGACCTTCTTCTCTGCTGGTAGTGACAACTTCCTTCAGTGGAAGTTTAATGTCGCCCCTGTGATTCGTGATATTGCTGCTATTCGCAGCGGTCTCGCGAACATTGATCAGCAGCTAGCTCGGCTAGCCGCCAATCAACGCAGGTATCTGACTACTCGACGTACTGTCGATATATCAGATATTTACGACGATGTAAGTTCGTACGTTACTAATACGTCTTCGCAGCGTAATGCTACGATAACGTCTCAGCGCATACCTACCTACTCGAAGTGCGTGGCCAATGTGACCATGGATTATGGATATGTAATGCCCTCCCTTTCGGGATGGCAGTTGCGTCTCCAAGCGCTTCTTGATGCCTTCGGGGTTAATTTTAACCCCGCTATCATCTGGAACGCTATTCCGTGGTCATTCGTTGTCGACTGGATTGCTGGCGTAGGATCCTTCCTTAGCCAGTTCTCGGTCAGCAACGTAAGGCCAGTCACAGCTATATATAGAGCCTGCTTCTCCGTTCATATTATTCGCAACGTCGAACTTTATTGTTCGTTCGCGGCGACTCATACGGCGGGTGGCGGGCTGGTCAGCTCTATATCTGAAGAGGTTTATACCCGACAGATGATGATGCCTGACCTTCGCTCATTGTCATTGAGTGGTGTGAGTTCGGATGAATTCACACTTGCCGCCGCGCTAGTCACTTCTAAGTTGACTAGGCGGAGGTTTTGACTTATAACACACACAGTTCGTGGTACTGTTATTCCCACGTTAATGTATGCTAAGCAATACACTCGTTACAAATGAAGTGAAAGACGCTGCAGCCGCCGAAGTTGAATTCGAGCGGATCAGCATTGGTGCCGAAACGACAATCTTTAAAAAGATCGTCGATGACGTCGCCAATCCCATCCGCATGTCGGTATCTCACCAACATGTCGGATCGGGCCCAACGCGCCAACGTCGTTCCGTACTCCGTTTTGACAAAGGTGTCACAAACAGTGTTACGGGCAACAAAGGCACGTCGTCAGCGTATGTGGTTCTCGTTTCTCCGGAAGGAGTCATCGAAAACCAAAACAATGACAAGGCGGTACTCGCATACTTGATCAGTTTCCTTGCGTCACTTGGCGCATCGACAACGATCCTGTATGATTGCACCGGCACGGGCGCTGCTGCACTCATTAATGAAACTCTCTAATATTATATATTAGGAAGCCTAACGTTATTGCTAACGTTAGTCATTCTTGGGTGCCGCGTCTGGTCGATAGACTTACATCTCGATCCTTATCGGGATGCACTCGAGTTTAGCGCGTCCGGTTCGCATGCTATTGTGAAGGAGCATGATTCCGTACGGACTAACCTCAGTGTTGAAGGGACCATCCGGCCCCCTCTCGTTAAGTCTAAATGACGAGCATAAAAGAAGGAGAGGAATGTCCGTTATTGGGAAAGGCCGCAGAATCTAGTAGCGGCCACGGACCCCCTTCCTCCGATTCGACTATACGTGACACATTGCCCGAATAAGGAAGGGCGTTGTGTTCATGTATAGTCTGCTCGACAGGCCCGAAAAGGAAGTCTAAGTCAACCAACATTACACCTAGTGTTTGTTGGCGACCACTTCTATAATCGGCCTTCGATCACTTCATTCGTTTGTATCCGCAGTGTATGCATACTCTTGAAAGGACTCCATATGGATCCTAGCAATAGTCAAGAAGATCAGTATAAACTAATCATCGCTGCATTACTGCGTGACGTCCGAACGTTACACGGTGATGTATTCACTCACAAAGCTGAGAAGCTGACATATCGTAAGATTTGTCGGCGACTCAGCCTTGAAGGTATCGGTTTTCTTACGAAAACCCTACCACGTCTTGGAAAAGCTCTTGACAGAGCTCTTTCCTCAAACATACCGCTAACTGTTCCTTACGAGTGCAAACTCTCGGGAACACAGCTTCCGAAACTTTTCGGTGAGCTGTTTAGTAGTGTATTTGATGCAGACGGCAAGGTGTTACCATTACCTTGTGTAGCTAGTATCAAGACCCTGCGGCAACTTCTTTACTTATTTTATAAGTTGAAGCTGCCGTGGAGCTCTGACCAAGAACAGGACGTCCTCGACAAGTTCGAAAGAACCGAAGAGGAAGTCCGATTGATGAACACGAAATTAGGGGACGTGAGTTCCTTAATCTCGCATAGTCTTGACCGGGTTTGCTCCCCTCTGGGAGTTCGCCAGACCAAGATTATCAGGAGGGCTCGTACTCTTTTGTCAAGAGTACTTGCCTCTCTCGATCTAGTCAATATCGTACCGAAACACGGTCCCGGAGCCGTCTCCACGAAGGAGCAGCTCTGGGGCAAGTATTTTTGGTCCGACATACCTGATCGTATCAGCGCCATGTATCCGATTGACGAATACTTTTTCGTCTCTCAGACGCACGTCGTCGACCGAATCCAAGAGTTAACTTCTCTTGGAGACGCGGACCATCCGGCGCGAGTAATACTCGTACCGAAAGATTCGCGTGGCCCTCGCTTAATATCAGCTGAGCCACTGGTAAACCAGTGGATCCAGCAGGGTATTAAGGATGTGCTTGTTCCTCACATTGAACGACACCCTTTAACAAGGTGTCGTATCAACTTCGAAGACCAAGGACCTAACCGCCGTGGTGCCCTTATTGGGTCCATTGACGGAAAGTATGCGACTCTCGACCTCAACGAGGCCTCGGATCGCATTTCCCTTGGATTAGTTCGCCTACTGTTCCCCCAGAACGTTGTAAATGTCCTGGAAACAGTAAGGAGTCTGAGCACCCAGCTGCCTAACGGCAGGATTTTGAACCTCGACAAACACGCTCCGATGGGGTCAGCATTATGCTTCCCTATCTTAGCGTTGTCTGTTTGGGCTATCCTGAACGCGGCTGCTGGTTCTGATACGGATACGCGTGAGCGTATTCTTGTGTATGGAGATGACGTGATCGTACCAAGGGCCTTTGCCCCGGACGCGATCGAACAACTCTCGTGGTTCGGCTTGAAGCTGAACCTAGATAAGAGTTGCACGGAAGGATTCTTTAGAGAATCTTGTGGCATGGACGCCTATCTTGGCGTAGATGTCACCCCGGTTCGTTTTCGAACTGGTCCGTCGCTCTCCACTAGCCCTGATCATTATTGTAGTTGGATTAGCTATGCTAATTCTTTCTACGATAAGCGATGGTACTGCACGTACGATTGTATCGTATCGTTATTGAAGCCGTATGGCCCAATACCGACGAGAGACATGGGTTTAACCTCATGTCCTTCGCTTGCGGATACCACTGTAGGCAGATATAGTGGCCGCACTCGCGTTAATCCTCACCTTCAGAAGGTTGAGTATTACGTTCGTGAGGTCACTAACCGCCCGATTCGAAAAACGATAGACGGCTGGAAGATGCTTCTTCGGTACTTTACCGAGAAGCGTCCTCCCTCCCCTATCGATAAAACGACGGGTGGCTTAGCCTTGCAGATGCAGCGCTCCTGGTCCCTTGACTCCTTAAAGGAGGCAGAGCCAGGTTCTACAGTCAGCGATTACACTCGCCGCCGGCGGAATCAGTTCCGCTGGCGTTGGCGATGATTAG